TGGTATCGAAGCGGTGAGGGAGAACACCTATTGGGGAGGCATGCAGACCGACACGCCGGTGTCCCATATCATCTGGATCCGGTGGGTGAATGTTCTGGACAATACCCAAGCGATCAAGCGCCTGACGCGGCTGCCGAATGGATTGATCCGGACGGAGATATTCCGGGTCCGCCGTTATAAGGAGGTTGATGGCCGCAAGCGCTGGGTGGATATCATGTGCCAGCAGGAACTGGCGGAATGATCCAGTTCGAGGTCACTCTTCAGTCTGGCGCATTCACCTATGACAAGCGGTTGCTCAAGGCGACGCTCCGCCGAGGCGCCCAGGAAGTCATGCGTGATGCGCAAGCTCTCATCCGTGCCAAGATCGGCGGAGGCCGACTTTATCGAGGATCGGGCGGCAGCAGCCTGTACCGTGGTTACAAGGCCGGGCAATATCAGGCATCGATACCTGGCAATCCTCCCACCAGCGTCACCGGCACGTTGGCCAGGTCGTTCAAGCTTTTTCCCTTTCGGTCCGGCGACGGCATCGCCATCCGGGACGTCATGTTTTACGGCCTTTTCCTTGAGGCGGGCGCGCAAGGCGGTGTCGGATCTGGAGGCGGGGGTTCCACCCGAACAACGCGAAAGGCGCCGACGGCCGCCGAGATAAAGAGCGGCATGGGCCGGATAGACCGCTCTGGCCAGCGGAATGCCTATAAGCGCAATCTACGCGTTGCGGTCGTCGGCACACGGGTGCTCCTGCCGCGTCCTTTCCTCTCGACGGCCTTGGCAGCTAACGGAAACCGCATCGGCGATAAGTTGCGGGATGCCGCGATTTCAGGCTTGGGCTGGAAGAAAGCCGCATGAGAGTCGATGTCATCATTGGCCAGATCAAGGCTTATTGCCCATTCTTTGCCGGTAATGTGGCAGGCGCCGCAGCTTACGCGGAGGGAGTGGACAGCCAAGTATGGCTGCAGACGCCGGCGGCCTACGTCGTTCCCCTAGAAGGCGACGCAACCGCCAATACCGATCAAGGTGGTGCGTTGAACCAAATGCTCACTGAGCGGGTCAATGTCATCGTCCAGTTTGATAATCGGTCGGATCGCCGTGGTCAGACCGTGACCGAGAATTTGGAGCCGGTGAAATACCAACTGTTTGGCGCACTCTTGAACTGGCGCCCAAACTCCTCGGTTGAGAACCCGGGCATTATCATCCCCGGCACGCCCGGGGCCGATGTATCGGCGCGCGGCATGTCCGTAGTGGCCCATGGGTTAGTGGCCTTTGATCTGGCCCGGCTGTTTTATCGCTGGACTTTTGAGCTAGAGGTCACCGTTACCGATGCTGATGGCTGGAAGCCCACGGGTGTTCCTTTGGTTGGCGTCCAAGGGACCATCACGTCGCCGGAGTCGGGCGAGACGCTGGCAAAATTCCAGAACACCTTTTCGTCCTGATCAGGAGCTACCCATGTTTGTGAAGCCTGGACCGCATCCGGATCACCCGGACGACGAGACGAAGATGCGCGCCGTGCGTATCCCGCACACCTATGAATTGTTACCCGCCGAGGGTCGCGACGTTCCGGACAATAAGTTCTGGCGTCGGCGCCTGGAGCACGGGGATGTGGTCAAGGCAAGTCCTCCCGTGAAGCCGGAACCAGCCGGGCCGGTCACCCCGGAGTTGCCTGAGAACAGCCCCCTGGAAACGCCAGCCAACGCCGACGCGCCGGCATGATCGGGAGACGTTGAATGTCTAACTCCATTACCGTTCCTGGCTTTCCCGACAACAACCGCGTGCCTGGTGTCTTCGCATCGATCGATGCGTCGAAGGCGAACACGGGGACCATCAACCAGCGCGGCCTGATTATTGGTCAGATTGCTTCGACTGGCACGATCGCTCCGAATAAGGCGGTGATTTCGGCCGGTGTGGGCGATGCGAGGGTGGCGGGCGGCGTTGGGTCGGCCCTGGCCATCGCCACGGAGCGGTGGCGCGCCATCGATCTTACAGGGGAGCTCTGGTATGGGCCGCTGGCCGATGCCACGGGGTCGGCCGCGGCAGTCGGTAACGCGCTGTGGGCAGGCACGGCCACGGCAAACGGCGTCATCCCGCTTTACCTAAATGGGTCGCGGGTGTCGGTCCCTGTCAATTCGGGGGACACCGCGGCGATCGTCTCTGGCAATGTGGCCTCCGCCGTCAACAACTTCACCACGGCCGGCGGCAACACCTTGCCGATGGTTGCAAGTGTGGATGGCACCACGGCGGCCAAGACCGATTTCACGGCCATTAATAAGGGCAGTCTAGGCAACCAGAACACGATCAATCTGTCCTTTGGCGGCCCATCACAGGGAGAGGGGCAGCCTGGCACAACCAACGTGCCTGGCATCACCTGCACCATCACGCCCTTCGCCGGCGGCACGACGGACCCGGTGCTGACCGCGCTGCTGGACAATCTGCCGGAGATCCCGTTCGATTTCATTTTCTGCCCGTTCAACGACACCACTTCGCTCAACGCCATCCAGGCGTTCCTTGGCGATCAGGCAGGGCGCTGGAACTGGTCGGTGCAATTGTTCGGTGGCGCCTTCACGGCCAAGGGCGGGACACTCTCGACCCGGACAACCTGGAGCACCGCACGCAACGACCAGCACACGGATGCGATCGGCGCCAATGGAAGCCCATCGCCAGATTGGTATTGGGGTGTCGATTTCGCTGCGGCCCATGCGGTCAGCATCCGATCCAACCCTACCATTTCCATCGGCGGCCTGATCGCCGGCGTCGCATTGAATGTGGTGGCGCCCCCGCTTGAGTTGCGCGACGACTTTGCCGAGCGGCAAACGCTGCTGTTCGATGGAATGTCCACCTACAAGGTCGATAACAGTGGCACCGTGCGGGTTGACCGCGCGATCACCACCTATCAATCGACGGGCGGCACGCCGGATGACAGCTATCTGTCATCGAATGTTCCCTACCAGCTCATGGCCTATATCCGGGCCGTCGAGACGATGATCGGCACCAATTTCAACCAGGTCATCCTCGTTTCCGATGGCACGCGCATTCCACCCGGGTCGCGCATGGTCACCAGCCAGACGATCTTGTTCTCCGTGATCGCCCAATATCGCCAGATCGCCACGGCCGGGCTTCCCGGGGCGCCAGTTGGCCTGGTGCAAAACCCGGATGCTTTCGACTTGGCGGCGCAGGCCGAGAATGCCGGCGGTGGCATCGTCAAACTGTTGCTGCCGGTGGCGCTGGGCAATCAGCTCATCGCCGTGGCCATGAACATCCAATTCACCCAGCCGTAAACGGGCGGCGACGAGGCCAAACAAGGAGAATCTGAATGAGTGGCAGCACGTCGCGCCGGCTGGCCGGCATCGTGTCGTTTACGGTCGACGGTGATACCTGGGACGTAGTGGGTCCGCTCGAATATCAGCCCACGGATGTCACGGTTGAGACCATTAAGGGGCAATCCCGGGTCGAGGGTTACGGCGAAATGCCGGAGGCGGGCGCGATCTCCGCCAAGCTGCGTGACCAAGGCAGCGCGGCCCTTGCCGCGCTGGGGGCCAAGCGCAGCGCCACCGTCATCGCCGTCGCTGCCAATGGGAAGACCGTTTATGGCGCGGGTATGTGGCGCGTCGGCCCGCCCCTGAAGGCAAATACGCAGGACGGCACCTTCGATATTGAATTCAACAGCGATAGCGTGACGGAGTCGACGGTATGACGGAGTTTCCGACCAACCTCACCATCCAGATTGATCCACCGATCACGCTGGAGAGTGGGCCGAACAAGGGGCCGTTCACCACGCTGGAACTTGCGGAGCCGTTGACCGGCGAAATGCGGACGGCAAATGGCCAGATGCGCGGCGGGGTCAATCACGAGACGACCTATCTACGCGGCATCTTTCTGATCTCCTTCGTGACCCGGCGGCTCGGCAGCCCGTGGCCGGTTGCCGCGATCGAGAAGCTGCCGGATGGAAAGTTCACGGAGGCGACGAACTTCCTTCTGGGTTTTTCGGAGCGCGCGAGCATGGCGGCGATGAAGGAGGCCATGCAGCGCGATCGGGACCGGGAACTCTCGGGCGCACCGCCCGGCTGACCTTAGAAAATCTGCCGATGGCCCAGTATGTTCCGCGGGGTTGGCCGCCGAATTTCGAAGCATTGGCCTGGCAATTGGCCAGGTTCTATGCCTGCGGGCCTGAGCCGTTCTGGCGCATGACCGGACGGGACCTGTTGCAGGGGACCGCCGCGGCCAACGAGATGATCGAAGCCCAAATCAAGGCGAGCAAGCATGGCTGGCGGATATAGTGTCACCATCTCGGCCGTTGATAACGCGACGAAGCAGATCGAGGCGGTGAACCGCCGAATCGCCGCGATCAACGCCCCCGTTCAACGTCTGCAGCGGTCGCTGACGCGGTTTGGCGACGTCACCGGTATCACCAAAATCAACCGCGGTATGCGTGACCTAGCGTCCCGTTCTATGGGCGCATTTCAGGCGGTCGGCCGCATCGTCGAACCGTTGGCGGCCATCACCAGCGCGGCTTCCGTCGCCGGGATGCTGCGGCTGACATCGGCCTGGGCGCAATTCGGCGTGGCCTCAGCCAATACGGCGATGCGGCTGGGGATATCCGTGGACCGGCTCCAGTCCTTGCAGGGGGCCGCGGTACTGACCGGGGCATCATCCGACGCCCTGACGTCGGGACTGGAGACGCTTGGGTCCACATTGTATGACGCGATCGGCGGCCGGGCGCCGGAAGCGGTCGTGATGCTCAACACCCTCGGCATTGCGTTCCGCGATGCCGGCGGCCACGCCCGCAGCGTGAGCGATGTGCTGCCGGAGCTGGCGGACCGCATCGCGTCGATGTCCAACCCCTACGACCAGCTGCGAGCAGCGACGGCATTGTTGGGCGGGTCGGCCCGGGATTTGCTGCCCTTCCTCCAGAAGGGGAGCGCGGGCATTGCCGAATACAACGAGCTGGCGCAGCGCTACGGCGTGATGAATAAGGCCGGCGCGGACGCGGCCAGGCAAATGCAGTTTGAGCAGGCGAAGCTCACCCTTGCGACCCAAGGCCTCTCCAACTCGATCGCCCAAGCGTTGGCCCCCACGCTTGGGCCGCTGATGAGTGACCTTTCGGAATGGATAGCGGCCAATCGCGAGTTGATCGCAACGGATGTCGGCGGTTTCGTGCGGGAGATCGGCAATGATCTCCGCGGAATCGATTGGAAGGCCAACTGGACCGAGATCAAGCATCTTGCGACAGAAACAAACGATGTGGTGCAGGCTTTCGGTGGCTGGAAGACGGTTATCGAGGGCATCATCGCCCTCAAACTGCTGGGGTGGGTGACAGGCCTTCTGGGGCCGGTGGCAACGTTGGTCCGGCTGCTGGCGCTTATCCCTGGTTCCGGTGTGGCGGCGGGCGCGGCGGCCGTGGGCGTTGGCGGTTATTTAGGCTACCGCGGCGCTGTCCAAAGCGGGACCGAAATCGGGCAAGCGGCCGAATTGGGTATGCGGCCGAGTTCGCTGCCGGGGTCGATGGACGAGTTTGGCAATGTCATGCTGTACCAAGGCCCGGACGGGAAAACCCACACGCCCGACGAAATCCGCCAGTTATATGCCGCCCGGCATCCAGTGGCGCCTGGCGGGGCACCAGGATCTGGCGCCCCGCAGCCGTCGTCGGGCGGCGGATTGCTGGGCTGGCTAGGTCACAAGCTTGGACTCAGCGCGTCCGATCCTGGCCTTGGCAATCCAGGCCCATCGGCCGCCGATACGGCCGGCCGGTCACAACAGGCCGTCAATTATTTCAGGTCCCAGGGGTGGTCTGGTGAGCAGGCTGCGGCTTTGGCTGGCGGGATCCAGGGTGAGAGCGGCTTCAATCCCCAGGCAACCGGCGATAAGGTCAATGGCAACCCGACTGCTTTTGGGCTGGGGCAGTGGCACATGAATCGCGTCAATTCCATCCTCTCGGGCACCGGTATCGATGTGCGAAGCGCGGATTATGCGAGTCAACTCCAGGCGATGCAGTGGGAGTTGACCCATACCGAGCGAGCGGCTGGTCAAGCGCTGCGTCAGACCGGATCGATCCCCGACGGCTCCCGCGTATTGGTCAGCCAGTATGAGAGATCGGCAAATCAAGACAGGGACACAGCGCTCCGGACGCAATATGCGACCGGCCTCTACGCCAATTACGGTCGTGAGGACGCAGTCCCGTCGGTGCCACCAGATCCCCCGGTGAACGTGGCCGGCGGCACGGGCGCTCCCCCCGCCGATGTGACCCACACCGTCAACGGGCAGGCGTCCCTGACCGTCAATCTGGGGCCAGGTTTCCCGTCCAATTCAACCGTCGCGGCGCAGACATCGGGCGGCCTGTTCCAAGGTGCGCCGAAAATCCATCGTGCGATGGCAGACGCGGGATGAGCGGCAACTATGCGGCGGGCTCACCTGAAGCGAACGCATTGGATGCGGCTGGTTTCGCCGATCCGAACGTGCAGAGCCTCACCGTCAATGGCGTCACCTACGGCCCGGCCTATGACCCGTCTACCGCAAACCCCGTGGTCGCAACCGGGCGATATGGCATCCCATCCGCCGCCTTGGGCGCCTGGGCAGACGGCTTGCAGCCGGCGTCCTGGCGTGGGGTCCCGTTTGCGGTCAAATCATCGACGATCCGGCCCGGCCGAAAGGTCGTCATCCACGATTACCCCGGGCGCGACGTGGTTTGGGTGGAAGACCAGGGGAAGAAGGGCCGTCGCATCTCGTTCACCGGCTTTCTGGTGGGCGATGACGTTTATGACCAGCAAGCGGCGATGCTGGACGCGATGGACGCCGAGGGGCCAGGCAACTTGGTCCATCCGGCGCTGGGCACTATTTCCGTCAGCTTCATCGACGGGTCGACGGGGGACCGGGCCGATCTTGGGCGGGTGGTCGAGCTTGAATTCAGCTTCGTCCAAGGCATTCCGCAGGCGCAATTCCCAAGCACCGACGCATCGACACAGGATGCCGTCACCGACGCGGCGGACGAGTGTGACGATGACTGCGGCGGAGACTTTCTCGACGATATCACTTCTGCTCTGGCGCAGGGTGAGGCAGTCGTATCCGGCGTGATCGCCACGGCGGCTGGCTTTGTGGCGACGGTTGTGGGGACCGCGACTGCGATCGAACAGACGGTTGGACTCGCCTTGGCTGTGCCAGGAGCCATCATCGGCTCCATTCTGGGCACCGTGGGCCGGGTTGTGGGGTTGATCAATGATGCTGCGATCGGCGCGAGTGTGGTGCTCGGACTGCCCGGTTATTTCGGCCGGTATGCTTATGGCGGTCTGACGTCGCCTTTGCCGGCCACGGCCACGGTCGCGTCCCAGATTGCCGCACTGGCGACATCACGTGCCGCGGTGGCCGCCGCTGCTGGAGACGTGCTCACCGCGGCCCAGAGTGACCAGAGCAGCCTGGCAGGCGCCGTGCAGTCGGTGATTGCAAGCATGGTGGCGACGATACCAGACCCAGGGGATCAGTTGCGCCTGCTGGCCGTTCTGGCGGCGTACAACCCAGCTATCGTCGCCAGCACCGCCCCGATTGGGGGGGCGGCTGCCTTGGCACAGACCGCGACCGCCGCACTGATCCGCCGCGCGGCCTGTGCGGGACTGGCCCGGGCCGCGGCGGCCTACCAGCCGACCAGCTATAACGACGCCATGGCCCGGGTGGACACACTGACGGGCCTATTGGACGCGGAAGCGTTGGTGGCGGCCGACGCAGGGGATGCGTCGTCTTATGGGGCGCTGCGGAGCCTGGAGACAGCCGTGGTGGCGGATTTGTTCGCGCGGGGGGCGAACCTGCCCCAGCTCGTTACCGTTACCCGGGCACGCTCGCTACCAGCCCTGGCGTTGGCGTACCAGCTTTATGGCGATGCAACCCGGGCCCCGGAACTGGTGGCCCGGGCCAACCCGGTGAATGGGCTGTTCATGCCGAAGTCATTCGAGGCGCTGGCGAGCTAGGGCGGACTAGCGCAGCGGCATGGGATTTGGCGGCCGTCCATCCGTGGTGAACTCTGCTACCTCTCGTCCCGTTCCGCTCTCCGCGCTACAGTTTATTGCT